TCTTGCAACTTCTCGCGCGATCCTGATGGCAAGACCAAGCGCGGCCTCATCTTGTACCGTGTATTGTGGATTGCATAGTTTCCGTGATATAATCACGGCCAAAGAAGAGGTTCTTGCATGGCTATTTCTGGCCGATCAGTTCGCATAAGCCGCAACGGCTCCAACATCGTGGGCGCTCGTGCTGACAGCGTGACGATCAATAATGAGCCACTCGACATCACGGACAAGGATGATGCTGGTTGGCGCACCATGCTGGGCGATGTCGGCTTGCGCTCCGTCTCTTGCGAGATCGAAGGCGTGCTGAAGGATACCGTCCTCTTGGCGGATTCCGTAGGCACCGCCACCACGGCGCTTCTCAAGGAGTGCGTGGTCACGATCTCTGGCATCGGCACCTTGACCGGCGACTTCATGCTTCAAGGCCTTCAGATCGGCGCGGAACAGGCTGATGTCGTGACATTCACCGCCACACTTGAGAGCGGCGAAAACATGACCGCCACCATTGGTCCCTACAATACCGTTCTCCCGGCGATCACCGGCACGCTTTCCGGAACCAACGTCCAGACCACGACAAACGGCACATGGGCTGGCGATGCCACGATCACATTCGCCCGCCAGTGGCAGCGCGGCAATGATGCTGATGCCAATGACCCGTCATGGGCCAACATCGCCTCTGCTACCGGAACGACTTACACACTCACAGGCTCCGACACCGGAAAGTATATTCGGTGCCGTGTAACCGCCACCAATAGCGTAGGGTCTACGGTGGCCTTCTCTAACATCCGTGGACCCGTGACCTAAGAAAGGAACTGAAACATGCCCGCAATCGCTGGACGCAAAGTCCGTATCAAGCGCGGTTCGACTGCCGTGGCTGGTGCTCGTGCCGATAGCTTCACCATCAACAACGAGCCGATTGACATCACTGAAAAGGATGACAACGGTTGGCGCAAGATGCTGGCTGATGTCGGTGTCCGCTCCATCGATGCCGAAGTCGAAGGCATCCTTGAGGACACCACTTTCCTGGCGCTGGCCGTCGGCACCGCCTCGGCGCTGCTCGAATCCTACACCATCGAACTGCTTGGCCTCGGATCGTTCACCGGCAACTTCTTCCTTGCCAGCTTCGCTGTGACCGGCGAACAGGCAGACGCCACGACCTTCACGGCCTCGATCCAGTCTTCTGGCACAATTACGTTCACGGCCTCGTAATCATGGCAATTTTTCGGGAGCTAACAATCAAGTGGAAGGGTGAAGAATATCGCTTCGTCCCTTCCATGAAGCTAATGCGATCCATCGAGATGGGCGACATATCCTTCACGGACATTGCCGTTCGCACAAGCCAAGGTCGCCCGCCTGTCAGTCACATCGCTTTCGTTCTTTCCAAGATGTTGCAATCGGCAGGTGCCAAGGTTACGGACGAACAGGTCTATGAGGAACTTGTCACGGGCGATCAGGAAAGCATCACTTCCTTGATCAGCCTTGTGCTCACATCGTTCTCTCCGACTGAAGACAAGTCAAAAAATCCAGACGCCCAGACCGAAAGCCAGTCGAAGGCGAGGGCGAAGATCATGGAGAGTATGGAGAACTAGACTGGAACGGGATGTATCTATGGGCGAGGGAATGGGGAATTCAGCCTAGCGATTTCTGGGAGATGACCATTCCCGAGTGGTGGTTGGAATACGAGTTGAAGAAGCCGAAAGAGCCAGGCGAAACATACGCAGGGAAACTGACTAGGGCCGATGTAGAGGAACTAAAGGAACTGTTGCATGGCTCAAGTTAGCGGAATTGAAGTCAACATCACCGGCAATTCGTCTGGCCTTGATCGAGCACTAGGCAAGGCAGAAAGTTCATTAAGCAGGTTTGCGAAAGGCGCTGCGGCTGGAATTGCCGGGGCACTTTCCGCTGGTGTGTTTGTCGCGGCTAGTAAGGCGGCGATCAACTATGCCGACAGCATTGATGAGATGGCCGAGAAAGTCGGAATTGCTGCCGAGGAGCTTTCCGCGCTCACCTATGCCGCAAAAGTAAATGGCGTATCGACAGAGCAACTGCAAACTGGGCTGACCATGCTCATCCGCAGCATGGGAGAAGGTGCCGAAAAGTTTGATGCACTAGGCGTCTCGATCTATGACAGCAACGGCCAGTTGCGTTCTGCCAATGATGTTCTTGTTGATGTCGCGGACAAGTTTGCATCAATGCCAGAGGGCGTTGGGAAATCCCAATGGGCGCTTGAGCTTTTCGGACGTTCCGGTCTCAATCTCATTCCGATTTTGAACCTTGGCGCTCAAGGGCTTGCGGATGCTACGGAGCAAGCGCGATTGTTCGGGCTTGTAGTATCCGGCGAAACAGCAAAAAGCGCCGCAAATTTCAATGACAATCTTGTCAGGCTGCAACAATATGTATTGGGGGCAACAACCAGTTTTGCAACTGGAATGCTCCCTGCACTAGAAGGCATTACATCCGCTCTCATTAATAGCGCATCGTCAACTGATAGCTTCAAGTCTGCGGGAGAAACGGCTGGGCGCATCCTTGAAGGTATGGCCCGCGCTGTCATTGTAGTGAAAGATAATCTCGGCCTTCTGAGCGATATGCTCAAAGGCCTTGGGCTTGTTCTATTCACCCGCTACATCTTTGGCGCTGCATCTGGTTTCGTGGCGTTTGCACAAGCAGTAAAAGCCGCGACCATAACAATGACGGCATTTAACGCCGCCAAGAAGATTGGCCTTGTCGGGTTCATTACACTAGCGGCTGGCATTGCAATCGCCACCGACAGCGTAGATGAACTCAAGAAGGGTTTAGATTTCGTTTATCAGACTGCTCAAGACATGGTGCCAGGAATGGCAGAATTCGGAAAGCAGATTTCTGACGCAATTGGAATAGACTTATCAGGTCTTCAAGCCGACCTTTCTGCGGCTCGTGCGATGGTCGAGAAGTCAAATGCTGGCGCTTTCATTCCGGAAATCCCCGGAAAAGATGGCGAAGCTGGAAAAATGAAAGAGCCTGGTATCTATCGAGAGGAAGACCCGTTCTTCGTTGATAGACTCCAAACTATTCGTGACCAGTTCGCAACTGAGCGTGAAATTCTTGCGGAAGAATACGCGCTCAACCAAGAAACTCTTGACGGAGCACTGGCGAACAAGCTGCTTTCCGAGCAAGAATACTATGACCTATCACGCAAGCTGGCCGAAGATCATGCTACATCTCTTGCTGCCATTCAGTCTCAGCGTCTTGATGGTGATCTGACTGCCGCGTCTTCATTCTTTGGCTCTATGGCGCAAGTCGCACAAGCGGGCGGAAAGCGTCTGCTTAAAGTGGCGAAGGCCGCAGCAGCCGCACAAGCAATCGTTGACACCATTCGCGCAGCCGTTAGTGCGATGAATGATCCAACGGCCATCACGCCCATTCAGAAGTTCGCCAATTATGCCGCCGTCTTTGCCAAGGGCATGAGTGCCGTGGCGGCTATCAAGGGCGTCTCCGAAGGCGGTGGCGGCGGTAATGGAGGCGGTGGCGGTGGTGGCCGTCGAGGCGGTGGCGGTGGTGCATCCGCAGCCCCGGCAGCGGCATCGCCAACGACCACGTTCCAGTTTACAATGATGAATGATCCGATGGGCTTTGGCGAGAAGTTCGCCAGGCAGTTCATCGACCAGCTTAACAGCACGCAGCGCAACGGCGGCACAATTCGCGGAGTGATAGCCTGATGGCCGACATCAAGATTAGCGCACTATCAGCACTGACCGGGGCCAACACGGCCACGGATGACCTTTATGTGGTGGTGGACTCAAGTGTTCCAGAGACCAAGAAGCAGACGCGCGCGGAGTTGTTTCAGAATGTCCCGGCTGCGTCATTCGCAGGGGCCAACGTCTTCAACGATGCTGGCGCTGACGTAGACCAACGCATCGAGGGTGACACAGACGCCAATCTTGTCTTCGTGGACGCTTCTACGGATCGCGTTGGCATCGGCACGGCAACGCCAACGGCGAAGCTGCAAGTCAACGGATCGTTTGCCCTTGCTGCTCCGGTGACTGTCACGACAGATTACACAGTCGCAGCTGGTGTGACATTCATCATCTCTAATCGTGGCTCATCACCTAATACAATCACGCTTCCTGCCGCCGCTTCTAGTGCTGGTCGCATTCTCGTGATCTCAACAATCCAAGCATTTACCGTTATATCTGCGTCATCTAATGTTGTGCCGCGTGAAGGAGGTTCAGCAGGAACCGCTATTCTACCAGCGACAGATGGAGCATGGGCATTGCTTGTTTGTGACGGAACTAACTGGATTGAAATGGCAGGAACGCCGTGACCATCAACACCGCCAGTTATATAGTCGAAACGAATCAGCCGCTTAACCATGCCCGCATCTTGTGGGATATGATAACCGGCACTGTCTCTGGCGGCGGAACCAATCCGTCTTATGCGACGAATGACTACACATCACAGCGTTGGGAACTTGCGCCGGGGTCTAATACCTGGACCTTGCAAACAGCATCTAATGCCACAATTGATTGCGTCTTCATCGCAGCGCACAATCTATCAGGAAAGATGATCACAATCTCGACCGCATCGACGGCTGGCGGCGCACATACAACGCGCGCAACCGTCAGCCCGACAGACAACACAACCATCTGCGCCCTCTTCAACAACGATGGAATTGCCTATACAATCCGCGAAGTGCGACTTGTCATCAATGACGGCACTGACATCGCCATCGGCATCATCCGCGCTGGCACTGCTCTGCAAATGCCAATCCCGATCTACGGAGGGCATAGGCCGCTCAACCTCAACCGCGTCACGGAAGCACAGCAGCAGTTCTCCGAGACTGGCCAATGGCTTGGGCGCATCATCAAGAGGCGCGCCGTCACCTCATCATACGATTGGGAGTATCTAACAACGACTTGGTACGACACATACTTCGAGCCGTTCGCAAAAACGCTGCCATTGCAGCCGTTCTGCATCGCTGGCAATCCGTCCAAGATCACGACCGATGTCGGCTTCGTCTGGACTGACCGAGACGTTGAACCAGTAAACATGGGGATCAAGGCTTATCGCTCTATCAGCCTCGGCGTCACAGGATATTACTGATGACTTTTGCAGCGCGCCCCGTCGAGATTGTCGAGATCATCCAGCCGCTCTGCTCCCGCACGTTCGGCGTCTCGCCGTGCAATGCAACGGGCGATGCCTGTTGGAACACGGATCGCACCTGCAAGTTCCTATCGGCTCTTGATCTGAGCAAGTCACTGACGCTGCGGTTCGTCAACGATGACGTTTACGAGTGGCAAGATAACAACACCAATCTGCTGACCGAGAATGGCAACACGCTCACCACTGAAACGGGCGATCCGTTCCTGATCGATTACATCTATCAGCCCGCACTCGCTATCCCGGCAATGCAGAACTAT